CTAGAAGTCATTGGATAGTTCCTCACGAGTCTTTCTCGATTTGCGTGAGCGGTTAACTTCAAGTAATTCAAAACGTTCATTAACTGCTTCTTGTATTAGCTCCGCTAAATCTAAAAAGGAGATTACTTTAAATAATGCTTTAGAATTCACTCCAATACCACGTTCAATAGATGATATTGTTGTACGACTTACACCTACTCTTTTTCCAAGTTCGGTTTGATCCATTGTTTCAGATCTTACACTCTTAACAAGCTTACCAATTGATATTAGTAGTAAATCAGTATCTTTATGCATTATATTTAAGTCATTGTCTGCTTATGCGTTAAATATAACTCATAAGTATTGTTGTATCAATAATGATTTAAATATAATGCATTACCGATTAATGCGTTATATTTAAATCAATATATTCAATGGGGTCAGGTATACATTAAACTCCAGACATAATATATTCAATGGGGTCAGGTATACATTAAACTCCAGACATAAAAAAACCGCAATTAAGCGGTTTTTTTTATCATAGTCTGTTACCAGACTATGGCCAAATTTATAAGTTACTAGGTATAACGAATAAACTAAAAAAGGTCTTTATTTTGGTGGAGCGGGGGGGAATCGAACCCCCCGACTAAATCGCTACAGGCTACTGTTTTTGGTGTTTTGTTATTTTAGGTGCCGAATCGGTGCCATATCGTTCGTTTTTCTATTTATGACTTTCTTCGGACAGCCAAGCTTTTACTTCTTTGATCCTTTGTTCGCCCATGCCGTTTATTGACAAGAAATAGTTACCGAAAAATTTAGATACTTCAGCCTTGGTGTACAGGTTTGCATTATTTAATAGGTTGCATACTGCCGTACTCAGCCCTGAACTTGCAACCTCGTTAATCGGCTCTGCTTCATTATGCTCTTGCTCGAACCCACTCACTAGCTCAGCTTTTTTAATATCCATTAGCAAACTAAACATGCCATCTAACTGGCTTCTCGCTTCTCGCAACCAGTAAACGCTTTCAGATGGGTAGTCTAGTTCACCGACCAATTCATCATCAAGAGCTTTAAGTTGGTCAATGATCACTTCATTGTCTGAAAATTTACTTATTTGTTCGATTAGTTCTTTAGTGGGCTTAGTGTTCATTTATCATCTTCCTTGCGCATATTATCGAGTTCAGCTTTAATGATTTCTTTTAGTGAAGCCTTTTCATCATCAGTGGCCCAAATTCCGCGAAGCTCAGAACGGCCAAGTTCAGCATTGCGCTTACGAAAAAGCACCGACTTCTCGGTATTTGTTAGTGGCTTATCCATTAGGTTCCTTATTTGTATTTGAAGTTCCATAAATGCTAGGTGCCTATTCCTATGTTGTGACCTTTCTTCTTCACAAGTAACGATAATTCCAGTTGGTATATGCACGACCTTAACGCCATACTCAGGCTTTAAGCTCCACGTTCCTTGTCTTTTGCTGTTCCAACCAGTTACTACAACTTCGCCAGGCTTAAAATTATAATCCATCGTTAATCCTATTTAGGTTGACTAAGAGCTTAATCATAAATGAGTTGCGCGCAACCATCAAGTTTTAACATTAATTAATTTTGATTTATTTATTGTAGGCTTCGGCTTTTCGTATGCTTCGATGAAACTACCATAATGACGATAGATCATTTCCGTATTTTTATGGCCCATCCAATTAGCAATTTTCCATAAATGCACTTCTTGTGAAATATGCTTAGTAGCGAAAGTGTGACGCAATTGATAAGGGTAACGATAACGAACACCAGCCGCTTTTAATATTCTTGCTTGCCAACGATGTTTGCGAAAACTTTCATGCTCCCACTGTTTACCCTGATCATTTAAAAAAACATACTCACTATGTAAAAACGTTAATTCTTTTTGTCGCTTAAGCGCTGACAATGCTTCAACATTTAATGGTATAAATCTTTTGTTTTTAGTCTTGGTGGGCTTAGTGATGCCTTGCGAGTATGATTCAACTACATGCACTTGCTCATGTACAAAGTCTACATCTACCCATTTTAACGCTGGCCATTCGGCAGAACGGACACCAGTGTTAACCCAAAATTGCACAATGTTTAATTCTGCCGGTCGGCACTGTTGGTAAATAGCGTTTAATTCATCGGGTGTAAAAACGTCGATATCATCATCATCTTCATTACGCGCATTAACGATTTTTTTAGTGATGTATTGATTAGTGTTAACTTGGCGTGAAGGATTGAATTGTATTACTTGGTCTGTCACGGCCTGATCTAAGGCAAGATCCAATACGCTTTTATGATTAGTAATGGTTTTCGGTGATACTGACTTGTTTCGCTCTTTGATCCAATTGGCTATTTCTTTTGGCGTGATCTTAGTAACTAAAAGTTTATGAAGAGGTTTAAGAGCATTTTTGCCCTTGTTATAACCTTCGGTTGTCGTGTGGGAAAGTTTACGGACCGTTTCGCCCTGGTGAATTAGTTCTTCTATATAAGATAGTACTGTTGCTTTGCTTGTTGCTGCGCCAAAGACTTTAAGCTTTGGCGAGTTCGGGAAGTACTCAGCATAGTGAAAAGTGTCACGTTCTATATTGTTGCGAATTTCACCGACCAAGTTACCGGCCCAGGTAATATTGGCTTTCGTAACATCAAGGCCCAATGTCTCACGACACCGAACACCTTTATACAAAAAATCAACTCGTATTGATTGACTCTTGGCATTGTCACGAATAGTTATGCCGCTCGGAAGCCTCCACCATTTCTTACCCATTTCTCAATCTCCACCAGATCAACGAATCGTTCTTTAACATTTTTAACTTTGTGAACATGCTTGCCTTCTTGCCACACGCCACGCTCTATACGGGCTTGGACAGTCCGAACTTTTTCGCCTGATAGTTCACAGTATTTTGATATTGGCACTACTGATAACATTTTACCATACCTTCTATAAAATTATTGGATTCGAATCCCTTGTAGGGAATCGAATCCGCGTCCAAAAAAACTACTTTTGCGGGTTACTTTTTTGAGCAAGATTCCACGTTTTCATAAAATCAATGACAACTACCTGAGCTTCCGTTTCTATTGACCAACAGGTGATCTCTTCACCGTTAAGATAAAAGCTAATTAAATAGTCGTCACATGAATAAACCCAAGAGACTCTATTGCCAAAAAAATCGATTTCTACACCGCTTTCATTTTCGTCACACTCACAATCGCCTTCGCCGCATTGATCGCATAAACCGAATAAAACCTTAGATTCGTCACTCATTATCGTTTACCTTCTTATATAAGAATTATTACTTTTATGTAAATTAAATTACTTTTTTTATAACACTGCTACCAAATTGATATTTTGAGTGATACGTGTTTTTTGCATTCTTTCCGCGAAAATATCGCAATATGTTTGATATTGTTATATTTTATATTGTAGAAATGAGGCAATTTGCGCGTGTATTAAGTGTTAGTTTGCTTTTGTTATTCCGTGTTCGGGTTGCATGTAGGCTCTTTTAAGTACCAAAGAAACGCACAGTAGTTAGCAACATCTAACGGATCTCCTTTTTTAATGTGCTGTAGTAAAGAATTTCTACACTCGTCAGCCCATTCTTGATTTTTCCATTTATTTGCATATCCATATTTTATTTCTGACTTTCTTAATTTCTCAGCCATTGCAGATGAAAACTGCCAAAGAAGATTTACTGTATCACGGTGCAACTCACTGGGTACAACAACTGATATTGTTCGCTTTTCTGTTTTTCTAAAGGAGTACCAGTCGACCACATCATAATCACCAGTAATCACTTTCCAAGCGTTGCTAATTCGGTTAAATAAACCTTCTATTTTCCAACCATCAGATCTCGCAGGTATCCAACCGCTAGTGCCTGCGTCTTGATGATTTTCCCACTCTGTTAATTCTTGCGCTGTAAATTTCATAATACCACCACCCTTGCATACCCATCACCTTCTACATCGTCCAACTGATCAGCTAATGCTTGTGCACTTCGTAAATCAGAATAAACATCATTTTCAACGTCATCAGCCAGTGTAAAAGGCTTTGCTGTGTATGGATTCTTACACCCCACAATTACTATGTAGTTCATTATTTCATCCTTTCTTGTTAATCGTTAAGTGCTGTCAGCAAAACTAACAACAAAATAAACAGGGACAACTTACAGTTGCCCGTTATTTAAAAGGTTAGCAGAATTAATCGCTGTTAAATCTCTGCTGCATAGCGAAATAATTATCAACTGCTTGATCTGCATTAGTTATAACTACTTCTCTGCTTAAGTTTCCTTTGCATTTAGATTGCTCAACAACCACCTGTAAATGATGAGCCATTAAATCTGCCTGTTCTTTCAGCGCTTCTACATAATCATTGTCGTAGGTCATTTTTATATTCCTTAAAAAAATCCTGCTAACAACGCAAATCAGTCGGATTAAAACAGTCTGCGTCACTTCGTTCCTAGCGGTTTTAACCGCTGTTTGTAAGGTTAAAAGCTGCGCATATCATGAACACAGTCAAAGTAATCTTTTGCCGAATCAATCATTGCTTCCGTATCGTTGCGGTACAGTGCATAGCGAAATTTTTCGGCTAAGTTTCTTATTTCATATTCATCAGCTACAGCAAATGGAATGTTTACTTTTCTAGAACGTAATTCCTCTAATAAATCAGATGTTTCTAGTTCGTCTAAATCAACATCAACTTCAATAACTTCATCTATGCGAACGCTAACTTGTGGCATTATGTAGATCTCCCTAAAACAACTTTTCTATCTAAATCACTGCGAACAAAATCAACGTATTCAGTGATATTAAAGTGACGAGGCGAAAATTCGACGAAACAACTTGAGAAATTAACACCAGACTTTTGCGTTACGCCATCTACATCAAGAAAAGGGTAGCGGCCATCAGGTACAAAAACGCGACTTGCCTTATTGTTGATATTGTCACGCCACCAACCGGTCGTGCGCTCCCATGGCAATAACATCACACTTGTTATTCCTTGCTTACTGTACCGATAACATTCATTAATAAAATCAAGTTTGTTATCAAAGGGTGGGTTACACCAGATAGCTGATTGTCTAAACGGAAGGCGAACAGCTTCTATTTTGCTAATACTTCGCTCTATCGTTGACAGGCGATTAACCCAATCAACGGTCAATGAATCTTCTTCAGGGCTAATGAAGTTTGCGCACTTAGCTGTTTCTTTTTCGGCACAAGCATCAAGGATAAACGCATGACCAGTTAAAGCTGCAGCGTGATTATTACAGCGCCAGGTAGTTCCCCAACGGTTCTTCTCGTTGGCCTTGGTTGTGCTTTTAACTAGAATTGCCATCTTAACCACCCAGCACTAATAAATCGTCATACGTAACTACGTTGTTGTTTGCTGCTATTTTGCGAAGCAATTGCGTAGCGAGTTCTTTCGTTTCTTTTTTAGGTTTGATTGGCATTGAACCCATCACTAAATCGCCATTTTCATCAAGTGACATTAAACAGCCACGACCATCATCGTTTTTATAATCAATGACGAACTGATCTTTTTTCATGCCTCGCTTTTGAATGTGCATTGTTAGTGGATAAACAGATAGATGATCACCATTTTTGTAATACTTAGGTGTTACATCAATTTGTTGCACTTCTTTTTTCATTGCGATAACAGATTTTTCTGCAAGCTCTAACGCCTGGCGGTATTTTTTAACTTCAGCTTTATGTGCTTTTTTAGCTTTCAAATCATTAGCTATACGTTCCTGATAATCTTTGCGCTGTTCACGGATTTTTTTAGGTGAGCCCATATCTTTATATGAGGCAATTGTGAGCATGGCATTATCAAGTTTTAGTGCAATTTGGGCTTTTTCACGTTTGGCTTGTTCAAGCATTTGCATGTGCTGAGCTGCGTTGTCAGAAACCATTTGCGCTTTCTTGTTAAAATCTTTTTCTTTGGCTTCATCACGTTTTCTCGCGTTAACTAGCTGCTCGTTTTCATCTATCACTTCATTTAAACGATTTTTCATGTTTGATAGCTGAAGTTTTAAAAATGTATTTTCTTGCTCTGAACTTACTATTTCATCGACTAACTTATTCGACTCTTGCGCGTCAGCTTCATAAGAGGCGATTAGTTGATTGATAGCATCAGCCAACGGTAAGGCTTGTTCTACTTGTGCTATTTGTTGAGTTTGCATAATTACTCCACCAAGAATTATTATATAAAGGTTGTGGCACCTGTGCGGTGCCGGTTAATTGTTTACGCTGCAGCTAGCACTTCTCTTGCGCCATTGTGACCAGGCTCAGAAATAATGTCGTTTACTTCGAGTTGTTCAACTAATGCAGCTGCTCGGTTATAGCCAATTCTGAACTTGCGTTGAATGCTTGAGATTGAAGCGCGTTGTGTTTCAATGACGAACTCGACAACATCATCGTAAAGAAAGTCATTAAATTCATTGGCGCTATCTTCGGTTGTTTTCTGCTTGCTGGTTACTGGTGCTTGATTAGTATTGATAGGCGCACTAGTGGCTTCATCATCTTGACCTTGATCAAAGAAAGCTTTCAACGTATCGCAATGAGCAACTATCAATTCAAGCTCTACCGCTTCATGGTGTAATCTAAAATCGTTTACATCACTTAATGATTCATGATCATCAATGTCAAAAGTAGATTTTATTTGTTTTATTTTGAATTTTTCAGTTAGCGTAAATGCTATACCATCTTTTGATAAGTTAATTTGCTTAACTTCATAACCATCGGCTAAGAGCTCTTTTACATTATCTAAAGGGTAATCGCCCTTAAAACGTGCAACATCTTTGTTTTTATTAGTCAGGACCAATAAGTCACCAGTATTAAAACCAGCAAAGGTTAAGCCATTTAAGCGCTCTTGTTCGTTTTCCATGCTAGCTAAAAGGTTAGTGGTTAATGAGTTTGATATGCCGCTACAATGCAAAGTTGTCGTTTCAATTGACCCCAGCAACTGGCAAACCATACCAATAGCGCGCTTGGCGAAATCTTCTTTTGCATCAACAATGAACTTTTCATTTTTAGTGTGATAGTAAGCGCTGAAGTGAACGGTTTCAGGTAATACTTTAGCGCAATATTCAGCGAGAACACTTGATACCATGCCTTCAGTTAGTGACTCGATAGCATCTTCATCACCAATCAAATAATCATATTCTTCAAGCGTCACTTGAACTCTGCGAGCTGCTTCTTCGTCTATCGCTAGCATAGGAAGTTTTTTCCAACTAAAGACGAAATTTATTTTATAGCCATTACTTAATTTAACTAACGGCTCTAGATGGTTAAAACCAAACTTTGCTGATTGACTTTCGAGTAACGGTGAAAACATTAAACCTTCTTCTTGTAATAATTTTTCTTCAATTACTGCGATTACTGGTAATTCTGTTTGAAACACTTGGATATTTTTCATTTTATTATTTTCCTGTAAATTAATTTTGTTGCTTGATTAATATTCGCTGTCTTTTAGTGTCAGATCGCAATCGTCGCTATCAAAGTCAGTCAAGTCAGTTAATGTGACGCTTGATGCATAAGCCTTAACAATAAAGCTGTCTTCATCACGTAATATTGTAGGGTTCCAGGTGTGGCGCAATCTGATTTCGCCTTTTTCAGATATGTATAAATGAATATCTTCTGAATTAGTTCTACTTGATGAATATAGGCCGGAAGACTCTTTTTGCTTCCACATTTTAAGGTTGTAACCGCTATAATCTGATTTTTCAAACTCAACAGTTGCGTAATCATCAATATCATCAGCATCCCATGGTTCATCTGTTTTCCAATGATTGCATATTGTTTCAACGAAAGTTTTCAGGGTCATTTCTTCCGGCAATGGAGCGAAAAGTTTATCCATTGTTTGCATCATTCGGCTTGCTGCTTTCGTTTCAAAAAATTCATTTACCTTCTGATTAACGGCTTTGCTTAAAACTTCGTTGTATGTTGGGATATCGAAGTTTTTGGCGTCTATCTTAAGTTTTTTTGTTAAGAGTTCGCCTATTTGCTTGGTAACATCACCATAAGATTTAAACTGATCGTTGATTGCTGACTGGATAGCTGCCTCTACTTTATCTTCAATACTTTTTTGAATGGTGCCAGCGTTAGCCATTTCTAAAACCTTTGCGTTCATTATCTCTTGTAATTCTTTCATTTTATTGCCTTAAAATTAATTTAGCCCGTAAGGGGCGGCACTTGCCGGAGTAAACAAGTGCCGCATTGGTGGAACTGGTTAAGCTGCTTTTTCTGCTAGCAACAATGAAATGTATAATTCAGCTTCAGCTAGTTTTTGACAAACCATGTTAAGGCCTGTTGATTTTTCTCTGTCGATTGCGCTTGGCCACAGATTTAACGGCTGATAATCACCATAATTCACGCTTGATTGAACGTAATTAAATGCGCTGATTGATTCAGTAATTGATAGTTGCTGAAAGGGGTAGGCTTCCATGCCTTCGCTAGTTTGCGTTTGGTTTAATTCGATAGTGCTATGCTTTATGTTTCTTGCATCGTTGAATAATCCGTTAACTTCCTCTAACACTAGCTTTGAATTTGCTGTGCTAAAGGGTTGGTTCTGCTCGTTGAATAGCGCGATCGCTTGATTTTGTTTATGTGCTGCAGTTTGAGCATTGCAGCTGGATATATTTAACAGTTTGTTATGGTCACAAATTATTTTTCTAGCCATTAAAATGGCTTCTTTAAATTGATGTATCGTGTTTTTCATATCCCAACCAATAATCACATTCATAACCGTGACGCAGTAACTTTTATCGAGTGCTACTTTATGGATTGTTATCACTGAGTGACAAAAGTCTCCACCGATATGACTAACACCAATAGAAAGCCCTTCTGAAATGCAGTCAGTTAGATTGCTTAGTTCGCAACGGGCTACAGATAACGTAGCGTTATCTAAATTACTTACGGCAAATTTCTTGTGATGTTTCTGTCCAGATGTGAGCATTGTTGGTTCCTTAATATAAATATATTAGTACGATTGCTTTTAACAGTTTAAAAAGTCAGCTTGTAAGCTGGTTAACCTGCGCGTTCTGCCGCTTCGTGTTGTGCGTGTTGTTCTAGTGCTTCTAACACTCCTAAAGCTACGCGTTAAATCTTCATTCAAGCCACTTAATAAGCACAGCACCAAGCAAAATGAGTAACGAAGCACACCTTGTTTAATAGCTTTGTGAACTGTTTCACGCATGCTTTGAGTGTGAAATTTAAAGCTCAAATCATTACAAGACTTTTTAACAGTGCACAGTTTTACGCCCATTGATTGCGCAATGAATTTCTGCGGTAATCCTTGAGCTATAAAAAGTAGAGTTCTCGCTTGCTGTGTTGGCAATATGGAATAAGGTTTTGCATCAACTTGCATGTTATCGAGTTGATAACCCGTATCTGTTCTTGTTGTTTGCATGCTGGATCTCATAATTTAATTCCGTTTTGTAATTGCCAATGCTTAACTTTTACAAAGGTTAAGTTATCTTTACTTTAATATCAAGTAAAAAGTTAAGTTAAATTGATTTTTTATTGTTGAATTGTTTATAAATCTTGATTTTGTAAATTTTAGGCATAAAAAAACCACCGAGATGGTGGCTTTTATTTACTGGGTGAGCGCTGTTGTTTTAGTTGCTAAATGATATATCTACTATTTTCATGGTTGCCTTTCCTTCACTCCAGTCAGTTAAAGGCGCTTTTATTATTTTGTAATTATTTTTTTCCATTTCATATGAGTAGCCTGGCTTTAAAGGTTTTTCTCTGGTGTATTTGGAAACTAGAACAGGATTAAAGTCTTGCTCATAAATGTTGTTGCCATTTTTATCTTGAAAATAAACAGTAACTTTTACTTTATCTAACGATCTAATGCCGGTGTTTTTCAAGCCAATGCGTACAGCGGCTACCCCTTTTTTAGTATAGGTGTCTATTCTGGTAGATATAAACTCTGTGACTTTGATTTTTTCTATATAATTTGCTTTTTCTTCAAATGATTTTATCTGTAAATTGATTTTTGCAATACCTTCTTCAGAAGCTTTTATACCAGACTTTAACAAAGACATATCTTTATATTTACTTAATGCTTCTTTAAATTTATTACTAGTTAAAAAGGTTTCAGCTTCCTCACTTAATTTGCGTACTTTAGATCTTTCTTCTTTTTCAATTTTATCTGCAGTAAGCTGTTTTTTATATAAAGCTAAAATTTCATCAGCAGTTTTACCATGCAATGGATGGAGGTTTTCTATAAAAAGAGCATCAGTTGTATTTGCACTTCTTTTATTGTTGAAGGCATTTTTAAGCATAGTTGCAACACCCTTCGAACCACCTAAGCTATAGTAACTTATGGCTTTAGATAGCTGCTCTTTTTTATTAATTGGCAGTGATTCATTTATTTTTTCTATAGTTGATTTGATCGTGTCTTTATTGGTTGTATCTAATGTTGACGGTCCAAAACAGCCAGTTAAAAAGATCACAAGTAAGAGGGGTGTTAATTTAATCATCATATTCCTTTGATTGTAAAATTACATAATACAGAAAATTTTGTTTTATAATAAAACTGAATACCAGAAAACCTTGCCTATAATGCGTATAAGTTTAGATTCGTCTTTGTCATAAATTTCATCAGGGTGTTCATCAGAATTAAAGCTCTTTAAACGAATGCCACCGCCAGGTACTTTATACAAAGTCTTCACCCTAAGCATTCCATCATGGTCCAACGCAAACATTTTTCCGTCAACTATATCGGTTTTCGCTATGTCAACTCCAATGGTAGAGCCGTCCGGTAATACTGGTTCCATACTGTTTCCTGATACTTTTACGCAAGCCGCATTTGCAGCATCAACACCTTGCTTTTTCAAGGTAGAGCGGGCGAACCTTAACTTAAAACCATTATGTTCTTGTGCGTCAATCATTCCGTTGCCTGCTGCTAGTTCAATCTCAGTGAAAAAAGGTATTTCAACCTCGTAATCAGGTAATTCTGTCCTACTACTCCACGGCTCCATACCGCCGATAAGTTCAGCATTACTTTGGTAGTTGCTAGGCGCGTCTATATCTAGCTTATTATAAGACAAAGGTAATTCATTGATATTACGAACCTCTTTTACCTCATCTGAAATTGTATATATACCAGAAGATGATTTACCTTGATTAGTTGATCCTGACACAGGTACTAGACCCTCAATCAATTCTTTATAATTCGTCTGCAATACATCAAGTAGTTTAATTAAGTTTTTACCATTAGGTGACGTGTCACCTTTTTCCCATTGGGAAACGGTAGCCTTAGAGACACCAATATACTCAGCGACTTTCAATTGTGTGAGTTTTAGCTCTTTTCGTCTGGATTTTATTGTTTCATTCATCATAGTTTAGCTATCTTAACCTTATTTAAGTCAATTTTTATTGACTTTGAAGTAAAGAGTTCTTAACATCTGTGCGCAGATAATTAAAAAGGCAATAAAAATGAGAACTAGCGATGTACTTTTGCACTTCGGTAGCAAAACGAATACAGGAAAAGCATTAGGTATATCTAAAGCAGCCATATCTCAATGGGGTGAAAATGTGCCGCAACTTCGCGCTTACCAAATTGAAAAAATTACAGGTGGCGAGTTGAAATGTGATCCCTCTTTTACTCCATTTAAAGAACATAAAAAGGCTAGTTAATTTCTTTTTTTTCATGGTGATTTCCTTATTCGTTGTGTTAGTTAATTATAGCTTTTGCATTGAATAAAAAAATATTAATAGGTATGTGTTTTTTTATACAGGTATTAATCAAACACAAGTGACCACAAGTAAAGGGTTGGTTTGTAATGGGCAGTGCAGATAGGCCGCAAAAGCAAACTGATTTATAACTTAAGTTTTCAAAGCAAAAAACAATGCAGAACTTTCTTTTATTGGTGAGTGTTGCTGCTGTTAAGTGACACTGAAAGGAGGTGGTTTTTATTTAGCTTTTGAAAGCGGTTCTGGCTGTCGTGATGATTTTTAACAAATAAAAAGAGGTAAGCATGTATAAACTAAACAAAGTAGCAAAAGCGGTAAACCAAGCACTTATCGAGCGCTTTTTCTTTGATCATGATTTTAGTGAAAAGGAAGGTGAGTAATGCATATAACTATGACAGAACGAGTAATATTAAAAGCTATTTCTGATGTTTATCCTAAAGCATCATCAATTAAAAAATTAACCGTAGCAACTGGTAAAGCTCGTAATGAAGTTGATGAGCTGGTTGATGGCTTAAAAAAATTGCAATTAATTAATACCACTAACAAGGGCGAAGTGTACTTGTTAAAAGATGGTAAGTTAGAAATGGGCGTATATGAACCAAGCGAACGTGCCAAATCTGACGAGGAAGTAAAATTAAACGCCAAGTTAAGTGCTGAAAACAGCAACATGAAAGACAGTGTTAAATGTGATATTGCATTAGCTGAAAAGTCGTTTGCTCGCACCGTGGCCCCTTTTGTTACGCATGTAGAAAAGACAGCACTAAATAGTAACAAACCAAATTTGGCAGCCGTTACTAATGCTGCCAAATCCCCCGTTTTTGATCAGCTTAAAGAGCTGGAACAAAAACTATCTTCACCGGCCATTATTATTGATGATTTAACAATAAAAAGCGCTGTACTTGTTCAGCTTTCAAATATTTTAGCGCTTGATATTGGTGAATTACTGCTTGAGATAAATGAAGATTTATTAAAATTAAGTGGCGAACCTAGTTTACCTGGTAGTGCGGCTTAATGATTTTATTTGTTTACGGCTTATTTGGCTTTGCTTATGCCGTGATAATAACGGGCGTTTTTTACTTTGGCCCATGCAACGCCAGAGTGAGCGATAGCTTAAGTAGCAAAGATCCACCGCTTGAGTTAAAAATTAACGTGCAACCATCACCGCTTGGCTTTGGGTTAAGTATGGGTAAGTTGCATAGGTTATCAGCAGATTAACGGCTTAACCGTTTGACGCTTCGGAAAGACGAAGACCAGTTAAAAAGGTGGCCGGTAGTTTTACCTACCGACCGAGCACAAAAAAAACCGCTTCAATCCGGCAAGATTATGAAAGCGGTTAATTCAATACGAGGTAATTATGAATCAATCAGCAAAAATAATCAACTTTCCTGAAAAAGAAGTTGATGATAACAACCAGGGGCGCGAGTACGTGAAAGCAGATATCGACAATGGCTATTATCGCGTTGCTAATGAAATAGGCTTAGCCTTGTGTAAGGCGCACTTAAATGACAGTGAAGGGCGTATTCTTCACACTGTTATGCTTAAAACTTTTGGTTGGAATAAATCACTTGATTGGATTTGTTACGATCAAATATCAGAGTTAACCGGTATAAGTGTTGACAACATAAGCAAGATTAAAAAACGCTTAGTTGCACGTAACATATTAATTGTTGAAGGTAAAAAAACTGGTGTTAATCCTGTTGTGTCTGAATGGGTTTTTAAGTCTATCCAGACCCATAAAACCAATAAAAAAATAAGTAAGTCTAGACCCTTGAATAAGTCTAAACAGACCCTTGAACCTATCCAAACTCACATAAAAATAAGTGAATCTAGACCCATACAAAAGAAAGACACTATTACAAAAGACACTATTACAAAAGACACTATTACAAAAGACAAGGTGATTTTAAATATTCCTCAATGGTTACCGGTTGATGTTTGGCAAGAATTTATAGCGATGCGTAAATTGATTAAAAAGCCAATGACGGAAAAAGCCAAAGAACGCATGTTAACTAAATTGCAAAAAATGCAAGATGCTGGCTTTGATGCCCAAGGACAATTAATTAAATCAATCGACAATAGCTGGTCTGATGTTTACGAACCTAAAAACTTTAATACTAGATCAACCAGTGAAAACTTTGATGATAAAGATTATGGCGTAACGGAAATACCTGCTTGGATGAATGAGGTGCAATCATGAAAAACGTTTTTGATTCTGAAAATACGGTGATTGTTAATGGCACCTGTGCAGAACATGGCGATTGGGATTATCGAGTGCCACCGATCTTTGCTAAACATTCTGGTCAGTGTCCTGCTTGTGCTGAGTTAGAAAAAAACCAACAGTTAATCGATTTGAATGCTAAGCAATCGCAAGAGAAATTACAGCGTAAGCAAGATTCTATTAGAAACCAGTTTACTAAGGCCGCTATTCCTAAGCGTTATTTAAACCGCACGTTTGATAATTACAATGTTAGCAGTCAGCAACAGCAGTTGGCCCTGAATGTTTCTCGTCACTATGCCTCACATTTTGATGAACGCCTTGAAAACGGTGGTGGTTTAATTTTACAAGGCAAGCCCGGTACAGGTAAAACACATTTGGCTTGTGCTATTGCTAATGCGGTGATTACTAACGGCGGCTCTGCCAGATTTACAACAGTTATGCAGCTTGTTAGAGCTATTAGGGCTACTTGGAAGCGTGATAGTGAGCAAAGCGAAAGTGATGTTTTGCAGTCGATTGTTGATTACGATTTGTTGATCATTGATGAAATTGGCGTGCAGTACGAAACCGAGTCTGAAAAGCTTATTTTGTTCGATGTACTTAACGGCCGCTATGAAAACGTTAAACCTACCATTTTGCTTACTAACCTTGTTGGTGAAGAGTTAAACGCTTGTATTGGTGAACGCAACGTTGACCGTATTCAAGAAGGTGGCGGTTCAACTATTTCGTTTACTTGGGGTAGTTACAGAGCAAACGTTTATCAAGACAAGGCGCTTAAAAGTGAGTCTTGCGCAGATGTAGCAGCAAATAAATTAGGGGCAGCGTAATGTTTTATCAAACTTCATTTTTGTTATTAGTGATTGTGGTTACTGCGGTGATCACTCGTCGTGTAACGGCTAAAGAATACAATCAAAGTATGTATGGTTTAAATAGATTTACTGATAGAACCCTGAAGCGTAAATTTTTTATCGCAAAAGTTACTATTATATTTTTAGTTTGCTTGGTGTTGGTGCTTTGGTCGAGATTGACGGTTAATGTTTAATTTTATTTATTTAGTGGATACAGCTGCATGAGCTTAGTTCGAGTGTTGATCACTGATAAGTCGATATCTAGTCATGTTGCTTTACCTGGTGTGTCAGTTTTACGTGATGAACAAAACCCGTTGTTGCAGTTGCGCTACAAAAAGAATAGAGCTTTTGGTGTTTGGCGTATTCTTTTTCGTAACAAATGGCACAAGGTTGGTGAGTGGCCAGAGACTAAAACCCGAGATATTCGCAATGGCTTTAGTAATTTGATCAGCAAGATAAGAAACCACCAAGAAGCCGCTGCTATTAAAGATTGTTTTAACCACGTTGGCGATTTGATTGTTTGGTATGGAGAGCGTAAAGAAGATGAAAGCGAGTTAAGCGAACAGCGTAAAAAAGATATTAAAAGCGCGATTAAATGCCATTTGCTACCAAGATTAAATGGTTGTTCGTTTGATGAATTAACACATGCTTTTTTAGATAGAAAAATTATTTGGCCTTTGCAAAAGCATTTAGCAAAAAGTACCGTAGCGAAATTATTTAGGACGTTAAAGGCTGCGTTCTCTGATGCCGCTAAGCAACATTTAATTGAAAACAACCCACTAGCAGGCATTAAAATTACTGACTTTGGTGATTTTATGTATAGAAACAAAGGCACTCAATTACAACCGTTTATGGTTGCTGCGTTGCTTGATGAATTGCAAGATCAGAAGGTTATGACGAAAGTTATTGTAATGCTGATGTTGGCACTTGGTAATCGTATTGGTGAAACTAGAACCGCTAAATGGTCTCATATGGGAGTGGGTGCTAATGCAGTTTGGGTAATACCTGAAGAGTGCACCAAAACACATAATTCCCACACTATTCATTTACCTGGTGATGTTGTTCAGCTACTTAATGCATGGAAAAAATACCAGTTGAGCAAGGGTTACAAAGGTAAGTTTTTGTTTCCTCATGTTAATAATAAAGAGTGTATTAGTGCTAATGAAGCATCTTCTTTAATACATGAGTTTAGTGGTGGAGAATGGGCCTCGCACGATTTACGAAAGTGTGCACGAATATCGTGGGCTAATCAGAAAGTTGATTTTATGGTTGCTGAAAGAATGCTTAACCACAGTTTAGGTAAAGTTGCTGAAGCTTACTTAGATACTACGGTTGAAGATTTACGTTTAGCGGCTTTGGAAAAACATTGTGAGTGGTTAAAGAGTAATAAAAGCGATTGCTTTATTCTCAACCCAGAGTCAACCCCGAGCGGATTGGTTATTAATAGTAAGGCTAGTAATGATGCTGCATAGCGTTGTGTTTTCGTGTATCCATAAGTGGAATATATTTTAAGGTAGTTTTAAGGGTTTTTATGATTATTTGTGATGTAGATGGTTGTGTTGTTAATAACATTCATAGGGCTCATTTAGTGCCATTGGATAGAACGCATACGCCAAACTGGACTAAGTTCAATGAAGCTTGTGTTGATGATTCACCTATTCCAGCGGTAATTAGTTTAGTTAAATTTTTATCAAGAAATAGAGCTGATGAGCATTGTGATCATATTGTTTTTTTAACGTCTCGGGGTGAGAACGTAAGGCAGCAAACTGAGGCTCAATTATTTAAGTGGTTTTTTAAATTTAACGTTACTGTGATCATGAGGGCAATGAATGATCATAGATGCACAATTGATTATAAGCGTGACCAGTTGCACAAGTTAAGCGAACAGTTTAGTGACGATTCAATCATTATTGATGATCATCCTGGCATTATAAAAATGACTGCAGATAATTTCCCACAAATTAATCGACTTTTGGTCCCTTCATTTGATTGTACCGTGATCAATGGTTAGTAAGAATATGTGTAGCCTTGGGCCACAAGGTGAAGCAGCTGCCAAAAAGTCTAATTGGGACCGGATGGATTGTTTAGCAGCTCATCAGTTAAAAGTTGAGCGTGATCCTATAAAGCTTAAAGCATGGTTCAAAACCCAAGATGCAGAATGGCAAACCTCAAGAGGGTTACGTTTTAATAATAGACTAAATGACCGGCTAAGGATGTATTGATTAATGAAGTCCACTGTTACTGGTAAAGATGAGTTAGTAAAAGCAGCGAAGGAGCGAAAGCGAAAGCATTCTAAGTTGCTTGCCATTAAGTTAGCTGAAATGGTTGAAGCTAACTTGGTTGATATGCCCGGTTACGATAAAGAAGTTACTTTTCACCCGGTAAAGAAATGGCGATTTGATTACGCCTGGTTAGATTTAAAAGTTGCTTTAGAGGTTCACGGCGGTGTTTTTGCTAATGGCCGACATACCAGAGGTAAAGGTTTTACTGAGGACAAAGTAAAAATGAACAATGCACAGTTGCTTGGTTGGATTGTGATTGAAGTTACTAAGGCTCAGGTAATTAACGGGCAAATGCTCATTTGGATAAAAGACGCTATTTTATTAAGAGGTAAGCATGCACCCGATCAAGCTATTAGCAAAAATGACACCTAAAACTTCAAATATTGGCGCAGTAGGTGGTGGTAGTTCAGTTGATGTTATTGATTGGCGAGATGCTTCACATTCACTAGTGGGTTTACAGCAAGATGCTTACAGTTGGGCATTGTACCGGTTCGCTGGACATGATGAAAAAGAACGCACTATTATAAGAACGTTAACCATGACAGTTACCTTGTTGATCAAGATCAGACGTTTCAAAATAAAACCTGACACTTTGGATGGTATTGTTAGAGCGGCAATTCTTGAGTTTACTCAACCTGTTTGTGGTGAGTGCCATGGCTCAGGTTGGGTTACGGACCATTTAGGTTTAAAAGAATGCCCTCCTTGTCATGGAAAAGGCAGAAAAACGATATCTAAACGCGAGCGCTGTCGAGTTATTGGTATAAAGCCAAATAGTTACGCTGATAGTCATGATGAAATATCTAAAGAGTTACTGAATATTATATCTAAGTGGGAACAGCTCATTATTAAGAATGTGAATGATAAAATGGGGGAGGTTGCTTAAATATGTTAATTGATTATTTTTCAGTGGAAAAGCTGCCTTGGTTTATCGTCTGGATTGATTGGAATTTTTACGCATACAGCCATAGCTTATTTGTTTTGTGTTTGATTTTTATTTGTCACTACTGGACTGTAAATATCCATCATTCTTTTTCAGGTCTAGGGCTTAGCTTATTTATAGGTTTTTGCTCTTGGAATGTATGGTGCGCGATAAGATACGGTTACGCTGTAGGGTAATTAAAAGTTATTGTTAGTTGAGATTTATTGAACTGGAGAGTGTAAATGAGTTATGGAAATTTGAAAGTAGATGTTGCTGAAAATGGGTTTATTGTATATGAGCAAAGCCATGATCACGCGAGAATAGGAAAGCAGTGGGCTTTTGAGGGTGCAGAATCATTAGCTTACTTTATACGTGACTGGGGCCAAGGTAAAACTAAAACCACCAATAAAGCTGAGAATGCAAACAAAACAACTTAACGCTGAAAGGTGATTTTTACTGATAAAAACTAACTAAATATAGGTAAAGAAATGGCTAAATTAATTGATAAGTTGACTGTGCAAATAAGCGTAGAAAGCATCTTTCAGAAAAAACTTATAGAAGTTGTAGAAAATATTGAGGCTGAGCATGGAATAAAAATAAACCAAATAGGTTTTGTCTGGATGGACTTGCCGCAGATAAACTCAAAAATAACAAAGTGCAATATTGCTAGTGAACTGCTCGTTAAGTGATTCACTTAACCATGAGGATAAATAATGAGTTTAACTTTAGATCAAAATGGCAATGCTTTAACTGAAACAATTGAGGGTGTAACAATGCCCATTGATTACAGTTTTGCAAACGTGAATGATTTTGTGCACAGCATTGAAACGCAATACGAAGATTTAGAGTGTTTGTGCTTAGGCATGGCTAACAATATAGAAAAAACAAGTAAAGATGTAGCTGCGCTTAAAGAGAATGTTAGGCTTGCTGATATGTTAATAGCTAAGATTGACGATAAAAAGTATAGGCAAATGATAGCAACATATAGGACACTGGTTAAGGCGATTTAATTAATTGTTAGTCTCGTTTATTGAGATTTTCGCCACAAGTTAATTTACATAGTTATTTTGTGGCGAGCGTTTCGGGTCGGGTGCGCCAAAGATGCCATCGTAGGCATGACCTCGAAGAGGGTGAATATACCGTGAGGATATTAAACCGATGACTGCTAGGAAAGACTAGCAACCTAACCTCGCAATAATGTGTTGCGTTACATATGGATAACCTAATGTAACGTTAAACACATAAAGATTACATACAACAGAGCTAACAACAAACTGTTAGCAATCACGATTGATTGCCTTGTTAGTCGGTAACTATTGGAGAAATATAAGTGAATTTATTTAAAAGAAAAGATAAAACAGAAAGTCGCTTTATTAAGCGAATGAAAGGTGAAGATTACATTGAAAGCACAAAACAGTATCTTGATTATTTGCAAGAGCATTTAGCTAATGTATCAAGAGCCTTTTCTGAGTTATCCGAGGCTTGTGACGGTAAAGAGCATTGGGTTGGTGATGATTGTGCGTGGCACACATTACATCATGAAGTTGTACACCATGATCTTTCTAAGTTCAGCAAAGAAGAATTTACACAATACCGAGACCACTTTTTTGCCGTAAGTGATTCTGACAAAGAAAATAGTTGTTTTGATGCGGCATGGGAAAACCACAAACAGGAAAACCACCACCACCATGAGACAGCAAAAAATTATAATGATTTGGTTCACATGGTTGTCGATTGGGTAGCAATGAGTTACAAATTTAAAGATAACCCGCGCAATTTTTACGAGAAAACAAAGGCTAGCATGGGTAAAAATATAACAAGCGATTTTCACGAATTTATATCAAAGCAATTTGATCACTTAGAGGCGCATAGAGGTAATTAAACTCTAACCGCCTAACACTGTAATTAAGCGGAAATGTTCCGTATTTCACCAAGCTGACCAGTTTACTTAAGTAATTGTAAAGTTAACAAAAACAAAACTGGCATGAAATAATCGCACGAAAGGCCGATTAAAAAAATTAAAAGTATTGCAGACCTCCCAGATATAGTGTTATATTTCCCATGTTGAAGAAATCCGCTCATTTATTTTAAGCGGATTTTTTTTGCTCTGAATTCGGGTGAGGTGATTCTAATGTAATTACACAATATAGAGTTTGCGACTCTTTAACCGACAACTATAAGCAACTACTCCCTTAGCGCTATTTTATTTATAGCAATGGCCTCATCAGTTTGATGGGGCTTTTTTATTTTTAGGATTAACTCATGCCGAAGTTTGGAAAAACATCTAGCGGTCGGTTGGCAACATGCCATATTGATCTGCAGTTAATTTTCAATACTGTCATAAAAACCGTTGATTGTAGCGTTTTTTGTGGGCATAGAGGTAAGGCAAGTCAAGATAAAGCTTTTGACGATAACGTGTCAGAACTTAAATACCCTCATTCTAAGCATAATACTTTTCCTTCATTAGCTGTTGATGCTGGCCCTTACTTCCCAGACATTAAAAATACTGATTGGAGTGACCGCCAAGCCTTTGCCGTTTTTGCAGGATACTGCATGCGCGTTGCTGATGAGCTGCTTGAAAAAGGTTTGATAGCGCACCGCTTGAGATGGGGTGGTGATTGGGATGGTGATGGTCGAACGTTAGATCAAACCTTTCATGATTTACCACACTTTGAACTGGTGAAAGCGCTATGAAGAATAATTGTCACTTAGTGCATGGCTTTAATGTTCGTGATGGTGGTGCAGGTACAACGGATAAGCTTATACCGCTTGTTGAGTCGCTAGGATTAAATCCAGTGCAACATGATTACGGTTGGTTAGACTTTTTCGGTGTACTGCGTAAGAACAAAGATATTGCTTTAGAGATTAAAGAGCAATTGGTTGATCATGATGATATCGGCATAGGCCATTCAAACGGTTGCCCGATTCTAGTTAAAGCTTTACTACAAGGTGCTAAGTTTTCTGTACTCATACTGATAAACCCTGCGTTAGATAAAAATTATGAATTCCCTGGTGATGTTAAAGAGATACATGTTTTTCATAATGATAACGACTTAGCTGTTGTTGGTGCTAAATGGTTGAGAAAGATTGTATTTTGGCGTGATGATTTCCTTTGGGGTGAGATGGGTAATACTGGTTATCAAGGTGGTGATAGTCGTGTAACTAATCATGCTTTTGCTAACGGTCATTCAGATGTATTTAGCAGTAGAATGATCAGTGATTTATTCGTTAAAGTCTCGCTAATAATTAACAAGGCGAAACTTCATGGTAAAAGCTAAAACCGTAAAGGATAACAGCTTCTTAGCTCTTGTTGTTGTTGCATTGATATCTGCGCTAGGGGCGTTTGGTGCAAGTTATGTAACATTTATAGGTGTTGCAGACAAAACAGATCTTGAGCGCCTCACTCAAGCAGAACAAAGTATTACCCAAATGCGTAAGGATTATCATGAATTGCGCACATTGCTGACTTTAGAGAATAACAAACTCAGAAAGGAAGCTGATGATCTTCGCAAGTCAAACATATTGCTGAACCTTCAGGTCTTAGATTTAAAGATAAAGCTAAAGGCTGAATATGATCGTAAGCAGCTGCTGCAAACTTTTCTTGATTCACTTCCTTTTCCTGCTTGGATAAAAACAAAGCGAGAAGATGGGTTGTTTGTCATGGAGATGATCAATGATGCTTATGTTATTAAGTACCAGGTAACAAAGAAAGCGTACCAAGGCGCTACTGATTATAAAATTCACCCGAGGCATCTTGTTAAACAATATGAAAAATCTGACAACTTAGTAATAAGTTCGAACAAACCAGTAACAGCACACGAAGAAGTAAAGGTTAATGGTGTGATAATTCCATTAATCGTGTGGAAGTTCTCTATTGAGCTTGATGATGATCGTTCTGGTGTGGGTGGTATTGCTTTAAACTCAGCTAACATGAAAGAAATATTAAGTATTGGTATCAAGTACGAAAGCCAATTGAAAGCGGTGCCTTGATGCCTAGGGCTACACCTAAGCGCTGCAGGCAACGGTCGTGTGGTAAGACTACTATTCATAGGCATGGTTACTGTGATGATCATGCAGGTAACGCAGGGTGGCGTAAGTATGGCAACGAACAGGCAGCGATAGGTAAGAGAGTTCATCACACTAGTGAGTGGCGAAGGTTATCTCTACACGTCAAACAGTTGGCCGGACACATATGTATTAATCATTATTTAATGAGTCCTTCAGTAATAATTGATGGGCCAATGATTACCGAACATATAATTCCTGTTGCGAAGGGGGGCTCTAATGAGCTATCAAACCTTTCATGCTTCTGTGTTGACTGTGCCAAGGTGAAAACTGCATGGGAAAGAAACAAATCAATTAATGAAGTGCTTAGGAGGTATCAACATACTTCTATTGCACTGTTCAAGGGGGTAGGGGGGTAAAATTGTTCAAAACAAATTGCCTTTTCTACACTGCCACCTAACTAAATTTTTACGCGTGAGAAATAAGAAAACTTTTTTTGGAAGTTAAGGAGGCGTTTTGAGCTCAGCAGTTCGCGCCCCTGGAGGCGGTCGAAAAAAGAATGATGCGCTATTATCGGTAGGCGATCCAAGTTTAACTCGAGTCGCGCCACCTGAACAATGTCGTGATCAACATGCTATTGATTTGTGGAAAGCGCAAAGCAAGATCATGATCTCACGCGGAACATTATCCCGTGAAGATTTACCCATTTTAGTTGCTTACTGCAACGCCTGGTCATTGATGCTTGAAACTCAAGATGATATGGCCAATACACTTTATTCAACAACTGCAGATGGTGGAGAGAAAGTTCACCCATCAGTAAACATAAATAAAATCGCGGTAGGTCAGTTAAAAATGCTTGGCTCTCTTTTGGGCTTAGATCCTTTATCGCGTTCTCGTGTTGTAGGTTCAGGCTTGAGTGGTAAAGGCGAAGAGGAAGAAAACGAGTTTAATGAATTCTAAATCATGTCAACTTACCCAAACGTTAACGCGGCAAATAAATATGCACGCGAAGTTGTAGCGGAAAAAATACCGGCTTGTAAGTTTACGATACTTGCATGCAAACGACATTTAGATGATTTAAAAAAAGAAAAGAATAAAAGCTTTAAATATAGATTCGACCGAAATGCGGCTGAACGAATATGTAAATTTATTCAGTTCTTACCGCACACCAAAGGTGAATGGTTAAGGCGCAAATTAAAAATAACACTTGAGCCTTGGCAACTATTCTTTTTTGCCGTTGGTTTTGGTTGGTTAAAAAAAACTGATGGAATGCGTCGCTTTAGCGAGCTGTATTTAAAAGTTCCTCGCAAAAATGGCAAGTCAGCGATAGCAGCTGGCACGGGCCTTTATGGTTTTTGCGCTGATAATGAATATGGTGCAGAAGTGTTTTGTGGTGCAACCAATGAAAAGCAAGCATGGGAAGTTTTCAAGCCTGCAAAGTTAATGGTTCAAAAAACACCTAACTTGCGTAAAAGATTTGGTATAGAAGTTAATGCTAAAAAGTTAGTAAAAAGTGATGGTTCAGTTTTCGAACCTGTTATTGGTCAACCCGGTGATGGGGCAAGTCCTCACATCGCTATCGTTGATGAATATCATGAACACCCAAGTGATGAACAGTACGATACTTTTAACACAGGTATGGGCGCACGCGAACAACCAATGATGTTGGTTATCACGACTGCCGGTACTGATATTGACAGTCCTTGTTATGATCTTGAGCAGCGTGTTATTGAAATGCTACAAGGCACAAAGGACGATACGCTGTTTGGTTTAATCTTTGGTATTGATGAAGGTGACGATTGGACTTCACCAACGGCGCTTATCAAAGCTAATCCGAATTACGGGATTTCTGTTAAAGCTGATTATCTACTAAACCAGCAACAAAAAGCCATATCAAGACCGCGATTCACCAACAGATTTAAAACAAAACATTTGAACATGTGGGTTTCTGCAAAAGAAGCTTATTTCAACATGGAAAAATGGAACGCTTGTGAAGATAAAACATTAACCATTGATAAATTTCTTGGCGAAGAATGCGTTCAGGCTTGCGATTTAGCGCGTAAGTTAGATATGAACTCAAAAGCTCGCATTTTCTGGAAAACTATTGATGGCAAAAAGCATTGGTATTGTATATCGCCTCAATTTTGGGTCCCATACGAAACCGCTTTTGATAATGAAAACAGATCGCTTGCTGACAGATACCAAAAGTATATAAACCTTGGCGTATTAAGCGTAACTGATGGTGCAGAAATTGACTATCGAGAAATACAGCAAGATATATTAGCGAGTCATTTAGAAACACCGAGCGTAAAAATACCACTTGATCCACATGGTGCAACTAACTTAGGGCATCACCTAATGGATGATGGTTTAGAAGTGGTGACCATTACGCAAAACTACACCAATTTAAGCGATCCGATGAAAGAGCTTGAAGCGGCAATTAATAACGGGCGCTTTCATCATGATGGCAATCCAGTTATGACGTGGAATATATCAAACGTTATCGGTAAAAACTTACCAGGTAACGACGATGTAGTTAGACCCGTCAAGCAAAAAGCCATTAATAAAATTGATGGAGCCGTGGCATTGATCATGGCAATAGGTGAGGCAATGTTGCAAGAACGCGAGCCTTTAGCAGAAGATTCTATTTACGATACAGGAGCATTAGGGTGCTAAAAGATATTATCAGCGTGTTTATTGGTCTTGTGGGTATTTTACTATTATCTTACGGCTTTTACTTAATCGCTCCGCAGTACGGTTTTATCACCATGGGATTAATGTTAACTGCTTTTTCGTTTTTGTTTTCTCGGGCTATTGCTCACAACAAACTTAAAAATAAGAAGCGATAAAATATGTTTTTCTCAAGTCTTTGGAATAACTCAAGCGATAGTTCTAGCAACTTCAGTATGTTTGGTTCTTCAAATGCTGCTTATTCAAAAGCCGGAACCGTAGTAGATCCTAAAACAGCATTAAGTTTATCTTCACTACGTCGAGCTGTTACCTTGCTAGGTGAATCAGTGGCACAATTGCCATGTGAAGTTTACAAGCGCGATGGTGATCAGAGAAAACGCGCTGTTGAACACCCACTTTACGACATACTAAAGCACCAGCCAAATCAAAAAGACTCAAGCTTTGAGTATTTTGAAACGGGGCAAGGATTCTTAGGTTTAAATGGCAATCACATTGCTATTATCGAGCGAGATAATAAGGCTAGAATAACCGAGTTAATCCCCATTCACCGCGATAAAGTTAACATATTAAAAGGGTCGGACGGTTTACCGTATTATCATTTAATAGAAGAAAATAAAACTTTACCTATGCGCATGATCCATCATGTTAAAGCTTTTTCTCAAGATGGTTTTCAAGGTTTATCGCCACTGCAAACCAGTGCTGACACAATCGGTTTAGCATTGGCCGTTGAAGAACATGCGTCTCGCGTTTTTTCAAACGGAACCACATTGTCAGGTGTTATTGAGCGCCCAACCACTGACAAGGTAGCACCGATAAAAACGCAAGAAGGTATTGATAAAGTTGTTAATTCTTTTGTGGGGAAACACTCTGGCATTAGAAACATGTTCAGCGTTGCTTTACTTCAAGAGGGTATGAGCTACAAGCAAATGGCTATGAACAACGATCAGGCCCAATTGGTTGAAGCAAGAAAACTTTCAGTTGCTGATGTATCAAGGCTTTATGGTATACCGCTGTCAATGTTAAATGAAACATCGGGCGAGTCATACGCATCAATAGAACAACAATCATTAAACTACGTTATTTTTGGTTTAATGCCATGGCTTAAGCGATGGGAATCTGCCATGCAACGCGACTTGCTTTTGCCGAGCGAGCGCAAAGAATATTTTATTGAATTTAATGTTGCTGGTTTAATTCGTGGTGACATGAAATCACGTTATGACGCTTACGCTATTGCTCGACAATGGGGTTGGCTGTCAGTTAACGATATTCGCCGCTTAGAAAACCTAACACCTGTTGAGGGTGGTAACACTTACTTAACACCGCTAAATATGATTGATTCTAAAAATTCAGAAATTCACAACACCATTCAAAGCGCCTCACCTGAGCGCATAGCCGAGGTTGAAAAAATATTATGCATGACAAAATAACGCCAAAAATTATTAACTACTCACACATTGCACAAATGGCGTTTAACGTGCCGTTGCTTGCTACTGCTCAACTGGCCGATACAGTCACATCTTTTTTGCAAAGCAAAATTTCAGGCTCTGCTATGGACCAAATCCAAAGCAATCAAGAAATGTCAGCCGGTGAAGTAACCGCTATTGTTTTGGGTAATCCTGCAAATGGTCAAAGCCTAACTGTTATTCCAGTTCACGGCATTTTAGTGCCTCGACGTTTTGCTATAGAAGCTTGCGCTGAAATGATGAGCTACGAATTATTACGCACACAATTAACCATGGCCCTGAATGACGATAGCGTGAATGAAATCGTTTTAGATATCAATTCAGGTGGTGGTAATGCACAAGGTGCGTTTGAAATCGCTGAGTTTATATATCAGTCTCGCAGCATTAAGCCAATTCGTTGTGTTGTAAACTTTAACGCTTTTTCAGGTGCGTATTTAATCGCAGCGGCATGCTCTGAAATTATAGTGTCAGAAACCAGTGGTGTTGGTTCAATTGGTGTTTACACCAAGCGTTTAGATTTAACGCAGCACTACCAAGAGCAAGGCGTAAAAATTCACTCGTTCTATCGCGGTGCACGTAAAATTGACTTTCACCCAGATACCGAACTAAGTGAAGAAGAACGCGCAAATATCGAAACAAACATTGAATCGACTTACCAAAAGTTTATCAATGCTGTTGCAAAGTATCGAAACATTACCGCCGAAGCTGTTATGGCAACAGAGGCTGATTGTTTTGAAGGTCAACAAGGTATTGAATTAGGTTTAGCTGACAGAATGGCATCACCTCAAGATGCAATTAACCAAATATCACAAGCGATATTGACTAACAATCAACCGCAAAGACAACAAAGCATTTCAATCCAAGCTGCGCATTTGCGTATGCAATCAAAACTCTAGCCTCGCGGCAGAGTTAACCACCATAAGGTCGCTATTTAGCGGCCTTTTTTTTGTACTTAAAAAAGGTAAATAACATGCTAAAACGCATTGAAGAACTACGCCGCGATCAGGCGCTAATTGCTGAGAACGTAAAAACTCTAGCAGACAAAGAAAATAAAGGTGAAAGCCTTTCTGTTGAAGAGATCGAAAGCTTCACCAGTATGCAAGCTGAGTTTAACGAATTAGGCGCTAAAATTTCACGCGCTGAGCAATCTGAACAAATGGCTATTGCTTCTGCACAGCCTGTAACTTCAACTATTGCAACACCTGCTATTCACGTTAAGCAAGTAGCTGCTAATTACCCAGGTGCGAAATTAGCACGCTTTGCAATGTCGATTGCAGCAGCTGAGAACAACATGGCTGATGCGGCAAAGTTCGCTGAAAATGAAATCGGCGATAAAGAAGTGGCACTGGCTATTTCAACCGCGTCAAACTCAGGTGGTGCATTAGTGCCTGAAACTATCGCTAATGAAATCATCGAATTGTTACGCCCTCGTTCAGTGGTTCGTCAACTTGGCGCAAGCATGGTGCCATTAACTAATGGTAACTTAACCATCCCACGCTTAAGTGGTGGTGCATCAAGTAACTACAAAGGCGAAAATGACGCGCAAAATGCTGAAAACCCAACGGTTGACGATGTTAAGTTGTCAGCGAAAACGCAAATGTCAGTTGTACCAATGTCGAATGAATTAATCGGTAAAGCAGGCTTTCGTGTTGAAACTATCTTCTTAAACGACATGATCAGCGCTGTGTCAAATCGTCAAGATAAAGCATTTTTACGTGACGATGGTACAAACGACACACCAACCGGCTTTAAAAAGGTTGCTACTGATGCAGGTCGCACCCAAGCGTTTTCTGGTACTGCAGACTTAGCCACAATTGACGCTTATCTTGATACGTTAGTGCTTGGCTTAATGGAATCAGACTCAAGCATGATCATGGCTGGTTGGGCAATGTCTCCGCGCTCATACATGAAACTGCAAGGTTTGCGTGATGGTAACGGCAACAAAGCTTATCCTGAAATCGCAACGGGCTTCTTAAAAGGTTGGCCAATTAAGCACACTACTAACATTCCAGTGAATTTAGGTTCAGGTACTAATGAATCAGAGATTTACTTCGCTGATTGGAATGATGTGATCATTGGTGAAACTGACGTTTACACTATCGACTTTAGTCGTGAAGCAACTTACAACGACTCAACCGGTGCTTTAGTCTCAGCATACTCACGCAACCAATCAGTATTGCGTGTTGTTACAGGTAATGATGTTGGTTTCCGTCATTTAGAAGGTCTTCAATTAGGTACTGGCGTTACTTGGTAATAGTTGCCCGGTAGTCGTTACTTAATAAATCCTCAATAAATTAATTGCGCCTGTAATGGGCGCAATTTGGAGAACATTGTGAATAAAAAACAATTAATTGCCGCTGTTGTTTTACTGACAGCAGACTTAGGTGTTGAAGCTTCGACTGAAGGTCTTGAAGTTAAAGAGCTTGAAGCGCTGCACGAACAGTTAACTGCACAAAAAGCTGTGCAAGATGAATTAGGCGAAAAACAAAATTCTGAGCGTTTAGTGCTCGAATTTAAAAAGCCTTATAAGCGTTACAGTAATGGTGATGTTGCAGGCTTTAGCGCCAAAGTTGGTGGCGATATTTTAAAGCTTAAGCCAGCTGTTGCGGTTGAGTATGTAGAGAAAAAAACCGAAAAGTCAGCTGATTAACAGTAGGTAATAAAATGAATATCGTTAGTGTACCAGAAGCATTAGATCACTTAGGGATAACATGCAGCAATGAAAGCATGCTTATTGAAGGTTTTATTTCTGCAGCGCAAGGTATTATTGAGCAAGAAATTGAACGTGATATTTACCAATCCGTAGAAGATGTGCCAGAGGGTAACACTAACGTTATTATTTTTAATGAACTAACACCATCTAAACAGGCGGCACTGCAAGTTGCTACTAAATTATTGTTATCTTCATTGTACTTGTATCGTGAGTCAACCACCGATTTAAAGTTATCAGAAAACCCTGCTTTTAAAGCCTGTATATCTGGGTTTAGTGGTGTTTACGTTGGCTAGTTCAAAAAAAACGCTCGTTCGACCTGGTGACTTAAAGCACGAGGGTATTATCAGAACTATCACTAGCTACACCGTTGATGGTCAGCCTGAAAAATCAAAAGACGAATTTTATGATCACTTTGGCATCGACAATAAAGTGATCAGTGAAAACGATGCAACAAATAACACAGGTAACAAAAGAACCGTGAATTTGTTTACGCATTACGATCCAAGGCTTGAAAACGACCAAGTAATATTTATTTTCAACAAGCTTTTTTCTATCGGCCAGTTAGACAATGTTGATTTTGCTAACCGCCGCTTGAATTTAGTTATTACCGAACTATAAGGTCCAGTAATGATATCGCATAGTACACAAATTAAAGGTTTAGCTGAATTAGATAAAGCTTTAGCTTCGCTTGGTGCTGTTGCTGGTAGTCGTGCTTTAGTCGCTGCGCTAAAAGATGCAGCAGAGCCTGTGCATACTCACATGGTTGCAAATGCGCCAGAAAACGAAGGCGCACTTAAAGCAGGTATTAAAAAGCGGGCTAAAAAGGGTAAAGGCAACGGGAAAACCAGTGCAACCGTTAGTGTTGGCACCCATAAAAAGAACTTTCACGCGGCTATTGCTGCCGAGTTCGGTACTGAAAAACAAACAGCAAAGCCATTTATTCGTTTTGCATTGTCAAAAAACTGGCAAAAATCATCATCTATTTTCGGTTACGCCTTAAAAAAACGTATACAACAACAAGCCAAGCGCTTAGCCAAAATACCAAAGTAACGGCAATTAAGGGTTTTTCATGATCGAATTAATATTATGTCAATGGTTGCGAGATAGCGCAGCCGTTACCGCAGCTGTGCCTAATATATTCGCCATTACGTTACCAAAAAATTTATTGTATCCATCAGTGAGAATATCAACGCTAAATAATGATATAGAGCAAACCTTTGGCGGTGTAACTGGTGATGAACTTGCGAACATTCAAATAGACTACTGGGCAGCTTCCACCAATGAGATAGCAAAAATTAAAAAAGCACTAGTTACTTTTTTAAACAGCTTAACCGATAACGAGCCTAGCGTTTATTGCATAAGCAACTTACGCGAACAACCCAGTTACGAAGAAAAAACCCATATATTTAAACAAACCCTCGAACTAACCCTAAGTTATAAGGAATTGTCATGAAAGGCGATAAAGCAAAATTACTACGCGGTGATGGTGCCGACCCAGAAGTATTTACAGAAGTTGCTGAAATTTTAGAATTTGGCGATATAAAAATATCACGCGACATGTCAGTGATCCCTCCTACGTTTGGATCTGATGGTTACGAAGGTGCGCATGCAGGTGCGAAAAAAATCGACCCTGTTGATTTTAAAGTTAGATACGATAAAAGCCAAGAAACTGCAGCGTTAATCAATGCAGATTTTGACAGTGAAGAACCCGTTAACTATCAAATTCACTGGCCAGACAATCCACAAACCAAAAAACAACTAGCTTTATTTGTTAGTGGTATAACCATGACCACGCCACAGTATGAAGACGTTACAGAGACGTTTTCTTTTCAACCGCATGGCAAAGCCATTAACGTAGCGTAGACCCCTAATGAAACAAGAAAAAATTAAACCATTAAACTCTGCGCAAGAATTGCTTGCGCATATAGGACTAAAAACCAAGGCATTGCATTTGTTCGGTGCCATGATCAACGTTAAGCAGTGGACCGCAAGCCAGCGCATAAAATACATGAGCATGATCTCGAACACTGAAGCGTCAATTGATGACGAACTAGCCTTAGTTGCTCCGCAGTGTGCGATTGTCGCACTTTCGATGGTTGATGATCATGGTTTACCGTTGTTCCCTTCAAGGTGGGAAAACGGCGCTGCTGTTTTTGAAGATCCTGAAAGCGTTAAAATGCTAATGGATAATCGCCTTGAGGAAACGTCAAAAGCGTTTGTTGAAATATCAAAATTCAACGGGGTGCTTTTTTCATCAACCGAAGATGAAGACGACCCAGAGGAAACTGCAGCAAAAAACTAAAGGCGCAGCCTGAGCGATTATTTGCAATGCAACTCGCTTTGGCTGCGGGCCGATTAGACGTTGATCAAATGCTCGATGAAATGTCGAGTAATCAATTCAGCGAATGGCAAGCTTTTTATCGTGTTAACCCTTTTGGTGCTGGTGCTGAAACTCGACGCTTCGCCATGCAACAAGCACACATTGTAAACAGCCCGCACTTTTCAACTAAAGAAATCCGTAAACCTGAAGATTTTATGCCAGTTTTTAAAGTGAAAGAACAAAGCATAGAGCAGCAAATATCAATGTTTAACCGACTTTGTTAATACTCATTCAACCCTATAAAGTGAAAAAATTATGTCTGTATTATCAACGTTAGTTATTGACTTAAAAGGTAACAGCTCGCACTTTCAAAAAGAGCTAAAAAAAGCGAATAGCAAATCAAAATCTTTTGCTAAACAAGTCAGTGCAAATTCTCAGGCGGTCGTTAAATCACTCGGGAAAATTGGCGTAATTGGCGCGGTTGCTTTAGGGGCTATTTACAAACAAAGCTCAGCGAACATTGATGCACTTGCAAAACAAGCCGACAAATTAGGTATAACAACTCAAGCATTAGCCGGTTTGCAGCATGCGGCAGATTTAACTGGTGTATCAAGCACAGCTCTTAATAAGGGTTTGCTTGATATGACCGTTAAAGTTCAAGATGCAGCAAAAGGTATGGGTGTTGGTAAGGATGCTATTCAAGAGTTAGGTTTAGATGCAACAAAACTTGCGAAAATGTCACCAGACCAAGCTTTTATAGCAATATCTGAGGCGATGAAAGGGGTTGAACACCACGGCAATAAAGTGGCAATAGCTTATGACCTTTTTGGCGCCAAAGGCACTGATTTGCTAAACACCTTGGCTATGGGTGAAGAGGCGTTACTTAAAACCGCTAAAGAAGCTGAAATGTTAGGTATTGCACTTAACAGAGTTGATGCAGCAAAAGTAGAAGCCGCCAACGACTCAATGACCCGAAGTGCTGGTGTTGTTTCAGGGTTAGGCAACACCATTACGGTTAGCTTAGCGCCTTATGTAAAAGGCATATCTGACGAGTTTTACAATTCAGCATTAGAGGCTGGTGGTTTTGGTGAGTTCACCACTAAAGCGTTAAATGCTGTTGTGCAATCCGTTGCATATACAGCCAACGTTATCCATGGTTTAAAAGCAGTTTGGCAGGTTGTTAAACTTGCAGCTGCCGCCGCAATAACGGGTATTTTAGAGGGTTTGCAGTGGTTAGACTCAGGGTTAACTAGCTTTTTAAACTCGTTACCAGGTGTTGAAGCGAAAGCAAGTACATTTATCACGGGTATGGCTGGTGCTATGCGCGAGCAAATGAACACAATTCAAACTGACTTAGCCACTTTTGCAATGGAGCCGTTACCTTACGATGGCATAGTAGCTTGGGCAGCCAAAGCCAAACGCAAGTCACTTGAAGCAGCTGAGGCTGTCGCTTTAGAAGTGGCCACCAATCGAGGTGAAACACCTGATGTTGGCGTTAGCGGAGATAAAAAAGATGGCTTAGATACGGGTAATGCTGATCTGAGTAAAAAACATCAAGATGAGCAGGCAAAGGTAAAATCAAACGAAGATAAAATACTGAACATCAAGGCAGGTAATAGTAAAAAATTAGCCGCAATTCAAGATGCGATCAGAATTAAAAACTTAGTAAAAGAAAAGGCAGCGCAACTAAAAATAGCGTTGGGCGATGGTTGGGTTGCCATTCAAAAAGCATGGGCCAGTGCGCCGTTCCCGTTAAATTTACCTGCGGTTGGTTTGGCTACAGTCTCAACCGCCGCAAACGTTGCATCAATTGCGGGTTTAGAAAAAGGTGGTGATGTTGGCACTCGTTCAATTGTTGAAGTTGGTGAAAAAAACAAGCCAGAATTATTAAACTTTGAAGGTAAAAACTTTTTGCTAGGCGGTAATGGTGGCTCAGTATTTAATCAGTCGCAACTAGAGCAGGTTGGTGGTGGCAATAACGGTGGATCATTTAGTTATTCACCCTCATTCACGGTTATGGATGGTTCAGGAGTTGCGGGCATACTAGAGCAGCAACAAGAAACACTCTATAACATTATGGTTAGCGCTAAAGCAGATCGCGGAGAAGTATTTTAATGGATTTTCCGAGCGGAATAGGTTTTTTGATTTCAGAGCCCATGAGCGAAGCACCCTCATATTTAAATGAAAGCCAATCATTAAAAACATTAGCAGTAAGTACGGGTGCGCAACGTTGGGGGTTTTCATTAACAACAGGTGAATTAAAAGGTGCTGAATTACGCAGAGCATGGGCGTTTATTAATGCACTTTCTGGTTCTTCTAAAAAATTCAGCATAGCGCTGCCAGACTTTAGTGAACCATTGGGCGTAGTTACCGGGCAAGTGCAGTCACCAATCTTTTATGCGGCGGGTCAAAATAGCATTAGCTTTACTAATTATTTGCCAGAAATTGGTGATTTTTTAAAATTCGCAGGTCATGCGAAGGTTTATCAAATATCAGATACTGCCGGAACATCAGCCACTATTTTTCCTAATTTAATAGCTAACGTTTCAACAGCTGAAGTTGTTACGGTTAATAACGTTAAGTTCACCGTTAGATCAAGCAGTGACGTTTCGACAATAAAAAACGAGTCAACAAAAACAACGAAAATCAAAATCAAGTTAATAGAAGCTTTTTAATTTCGTTGTTTGTACTTCAATAAACCAGTTTGATGGCTGGTTTTTTTTGTTTCTGTAAAAAGAGAATACCTTGAAAATAATCAACCCTGACACTTTGGCCAGATTAAAAGTAGATCACAAAAGGGCAACCCTGATCAGCTTGGAGTTTACGCCTTTTCCTGTTTACTTAACCAATACACCATTCAATATTGTCTATAACGGCAACACTTATTTGGCGAATGGTCAGTTTTTGCAAATGGGTAGCTTATCGCAAACGCTTGATATTAGAGTGGGCAGTACAAGCATTGTTTTTGATGCTACCGATCCTAGTTTTGTTGCTATTTTGCGTGGGCAGTCTCAAAACAGTCGAAAAGTTAATATATCACTCGCCATTTTAAATGATGACTACACGGTTGCTGGTGACGTTATTGTAATGCAAAGAATGATCATCGATGGCGCAGCAAAAGTTGAAGATAACCCATCACAAGGGAAAGCGACAATAACGCAAAAAATATCAAGCGATTTTGCTAACTGGTCCCAAAAAGCAGGCAGAAGAACAACCCCCGCAAGCCAACAACGATATTTTCCAAATGACACTGGCTTTGATTACGCAGCCTATGCTGACAACGACATTAAGTGGGGCAGAAAATAATGGGTATTTTTTCTAAAATCTGGAAAAAAGTAACCGGCTGGTTAGTGCCTGATGTACCAAAACAAGAGAAAGGCTTTAATCTAGAAAAAGTAGGCACAAACCAATCAATACCAGTTATTTATGGTAAGTATGCCAAAGCACCTGTAATTAAAGTTTTGAAAATGAGTAGTGACGTATCCGGCGGTGCTAAAAACGAATACTTACATTTTATCTGCATTGTGTGCGAAGGTGAGATAGGGGCTTTTGGTGAGGTGTTCTTTGATGGTATCGCCGCATCAGCTATCGACAGTGAACGTTATCATATTGAAAAGTACACAGGTAGCGATACGCAAACGCATAGCGCAGATCTTACCAGTCACTTATCACTATGGAAAGCAACTGCAGATTTAAATGGGTTGGCTTATCTGTATGTCAGACTACATCAAAACAAAAATGTTGATTGGTGGTCGAGAGAGCCAATAATAACTGTTGATGTTGATCAGGGTAAAAAAGTACATGACTTGCGTGATGGGCAAACAAAGTACAGCAATAGCTTGGCTTTATGTACTTATGATTTTTTACTTAACACTCGTTACGGCAAAGGATTAAGCGCAAGTGAAGTGAATGCACAAGCTATGATGAGCGAGGCTGACTATAATGAGTTACAGCGAACTTACTCACGCACTGTTTACGTTAGAGAATGGGATCCTGAATCAAGAACATGGATAACAACGGGTCAAACAGTAGAAAACGAAACAGTTACCGAAAATCTGTTTAGCTGTAACGTCATGCTAGATACTGACAAAACGATAAAAGAAAACGTTGAAATTTTATTAAAAGGCGCTCGGGCAGCGCTAACCGAGTCCGGCGGAAAATATACTTACATAATCGAAAAAGAAAAAGATGTTGCATACGCTTTTACAACTGACGATCTTGCTGGTGGTATTACTAGTGAAGGAAGTGGGCAAAACAACCGCTTTAACCAAGTTATTATAAAGTACCGCAGCCGTTTAACTGGCGAAATGGACGAGGTTGTATATCCAGAGTCTGACACGCTACATCAAACGTGGTTAGCAGAAGATAATGGGAAATTGTTGCTGGGTGAGTTCACTATTGAAACCATCGACAATAAAGCCGAGGCAATACAAATGGGCCACGTTATAACTCAACGTAGCCGACAAGATTTAAGGGCTCAATGGATTGGGTTTCCTTGGACGATTCAGTGGGAGGCCGGTGATGTAATATCACTCCCAAGCAAAATTAATGGTTGGATTGCAAAACCATTTTTAATTGAAAGTGCCGAGCCAGATTTAGATACTGGGCTTGTTAAGTTTCAAGGTGTTGAGCATCAAAATACTATTTACCCATGGTCAGTTACTGAAACAACTGAAGAGTACACGGATACTAGTTTTTTCTTGCCTAACGATATCCCATCGCCAACAGGTCTTGTATTTCAAAAAATAAATAACGATCTATTAAAGCAAGGAAAGTTGGTTTGGGATGATGCAAATAATGCGGCCGTCACCTTTTATCGTGTGATCGTATTAAACGCAGAGCAAAACATAGTAAAATCAGAGGATTTAACCGAAAACTTTTTTGACGTTTATGGGTTAGAGGGAGGGCAACATACCTTCAAACTTTACGCAGGGAACAGTTTATTTCTAAGTCAAAATACCAATATCACAGTTACGTTAGAAAAAACTACTGTTGGCTGGGATGTAATAACCGGAAAAGAGGCTTTATTTTTAGACCCCCGCATTAGCAACGCTGAAATAACCGGTTTTGTTACCGAAGACTTGTACGCCCAAGAAAAAGCGGTATTACAGTCACAAATCGACAAAGCGATTACCACCTGGTTTTACGATGGTGCGCCAACGTTAGCAAACAGCCCCGCAAGTGACTGGGCCACGGGTGACGACAAAAACACCCATTTAGGTGATTTGTATTACGACAACAATACCGGCTATGCCTATCGATTTTTAATTAATGGTACGACTTACGAATGGCAAAAAGTTAGCGACAGTGATGTAACCCTTGCATTAGCAAATGCTGCAAAAGCTCAAGATACTGCTGACGGTAAGCGCCGTGTTTTTGTAGCTCAACCTGTTACCCCTTACGACGTGGGCGACTTATGGGATACCGGCAGCGGTATTAAACGTTGCCAAACAGACAGAACAACGTCTGAAAATTATAATGGTGCTGATTGGTTGTTGGTGAGTGATGTAACTGACTATGGCCAATCAGTATCTAGAGAAACTTTTAGTTTTAATGCTCATTATACGTCTGCCGTAATTTTGCTGATACCGTATGCAAATGGTGCTACCGGTTGGGGAGAGTCTGAGGTTTTTGGTACGTTAACATTTCGAAGGGGCGGTGCGTCAGGAACCAACAGGTCTGAGCGTATAGATATAGCAGCAAAGACAGCTTACAACACCACATATACAGCACTCTCTAAATCTGATGTATCGTGGAATTGGCAGGTAGTAAAAGTTGTTTATAACGGATTAGAGTGGCTAGCACTAAAGTCAGGCAATAACGTACAAGATGCCCGGTGGGAGTTTTGGGGGCAAAGAACATTGTCGTCAACGTCACCTGCGGGGAATTACTCACCAACTGATCAATTCAAATTTATTGCGTATGACAGCACCACTAATGGCACATTAAACGCTGAGATAAAAAACTCAATAACCCCTGTCAATGTTAGTACCTTGCGCGACGCTGCTGGTATTTCATTAATTAATGCCACAGAAGCGCAAAGCAAAGCTGATGCAGCCGCCGATGTAGCCATAGCAGCTGCCGATGCCGCCGCTAAAGCCGATGCAGAACTAGCACGCGTAACTGCAGAAGCTTACGCCGACAACATAGTAACAGCAGAAGAAGCCCGTGCCATTGCTGATGCTCAAGCTAAGGCTGATGCCGCACAATCTGCAGCTATAGCTGCTGCTGAAATCGACGCGCAAGCTCGTGCAGATGCTGCTAAAGCCGAAGCCATTTTAGCTGCTGATATAGCCGCTAAAGCCGATGCAGAGCTAGCACGCGTAACTGCAGAAGCCTATGCCGACAATATAGTAACAGCAGAAGAAGCACGCGCCATTGCTGATGCTCAAGCTAAGGCTGATGCCGCACAATTAGCCGCACAGCAATACAGCGAATTTACTCAATCTAACCAAACGCTATTCAATATTAACGGTATAGCGCCCGATGTAATGCCTGCTGGTTCGCCTTTTGCCATAGGCTTCTCACGAACAACAATGCTAAATTATGACTCTTTAAGTGATTTTATCCCGGTTAAAAAAGGCGAAACTCTACATTGGGAAATGTGGGCCAAACAAACGGGCAATACAGCTAAAGCATACATGGGTATTGAACGTTTCGACCGCAATAAAAAACCACTTGGTAGCAACAACGGTACGGTTTATGGGGGTTTAATCAACACAGTAGTCTCAAATACGTGGACAAAATACGTGTATTCACATACCTTGCCTGAGACCCATACACCGTATAACGGCTCAGACGGCCAAGAGGTTTGTTATGTGCGTGTACGTTTATTGATGAACTATAATACCACAGGACAAGCATACTACAGCGGCTACAGACTATACCGCGTGCAAGACCAACAGTTCATGCCCAACTTAGTATCAGCCGGAGCTGGTACTGCATTAAATGTTAACCCGCTGTCAGCTATAGATAACGGCAGTACCGCAAAAATAAACATTGCTAGCCACACGCGCCAGTATGGTTTTGGATTGTTAACGCTTAATGCAGGTTCAATCTCAGGATTAGCCTTTAGCACTAAATACTACGTGTATTACGACGACCCAACTTACACAGGCGGCACTGTAACGTATAACGCTACAACCAATTTACAAACCATAGCTGCAGGCAATCACCGTATTTTTGTATCAAGCATTACAACACCCGCTAACGGCGGCGGCAGCACTACCCCACCAGTATACGATTGTATAACACTCGACATGTGGTTAACCCCAGATTTACAAGGCAAAGATTTACAAACACAAAAAGCTCTTGCAAATAATGAAATTGATTTGTGGTTCCAAGGTGAAAATGCAGTAAAAGGCCAGATTAAACAATCACGCTTAATCGAGCAAAAACAAGTGATTTACGAAATACAAACTAGCTCAGGCGCTATTGTACGCATCAGCGAAAGCACCCCGCTAGAGCTTGAAAACCACGTAATAATCACCCCTAAAGAGTTAACCGTTAACGTTGACGAACTCGCCACGCTAAAAGGCGATAGCAACCAACTCGTATGGGAAAAAGTAACACGCGCAGAAATTATTGGTGAACAACCCGTAATGCACATCAGCGTAGGTAACGGCTCGTTCGCTGCCGGTGTTAACGCAAAAAATAGAATTATCACCCATAACGGCCAACAAAAACCGTAACTAATAAAAACAGGGCTAACAATGCAAATTACAGCAACAGATACCAGCACATTAAGCTTTACACTTGTACAAAATAACGAGGTAACTCAGCGAGTATTTAGCACGCTAGATACTATTAACAATGTTGATGTTACTCATACAGTACTTGTGCATATAGACAAACAGCAAAATGATGTAGACGGTGACGGCACTATTGACACACTAGATGCAAAATTTAATTTAACGCTCATCAATACAGACGGCACACCAGAGCTACTAAACAACAAAGAAATAAAAATATCACAAGTGCACAGCATAAGCGTAGAAAGCCTAAGCGATGGCACGACAGATATTATCGATTGGATAAGCAACATCAGCACCGAACTTATCCCTATTGTTGTAAACAAAAAAGCCACGCTATCGAGCTGGGCAGGTATTTAAAACAAGGTGAATACATGCAGCTATTTTTACAGGATGGAAAACACTATTTCAAATCTGGAAAATGGCTATTTGAAATTAAGCAACTCAGCGCAATACGTGCCAACGAATACGGCCTGCCTTGGGATGCAACATCATTAATAACAATCACGAACGGCCGCGCAGCCATTGAACGAACGATCGGCATAGAAGACTTAGGCCATAGTGACTTTAAAGATATAGAGCGCTTCATGAACTTTATTGGTTTTGACAGAGAAAGCACTGATTGGGTGCGTTATTGCCCCGAAGGCAAAAAACGAAAAAGGATCACGTAATGGCAAAAATAAAACTCGTTAGGCTTGGTCCTAACAAATGGCAGTTAACCGAGGGGTGGCAATCACCTTTTATGTTTATACCCTCAGGCTTTATTACCGACGGTGCCAGCGTGCCAAGAATTTTATGGGCATTTGCAAGCCCAAGCGGCGACTTATTCGAAGCGGCCGTTATTCACGACTACATGTACAAAAACGCGATTAAAACCAAAGCCGAGGCCGACCACCTATTTAAACGAGTAGCTAAACACTATGGCGCTAACAGACTTCGCAGAAACTTGGCGTATGTTTTTATTAAGCTTTTTGGAAAAGGCCTTTACTAATAAACTTAAATTATACAACAGAAAATTAAGGGTAAGACAAATGAACTCAATACAGCAGTTAAAATTAAGTAATTTCGCTAAAAACACAAGCGAAACTCGTAAGCAAGTGGCTGGTTCTATAGCTAAATTAAATGCTGATTTGTCGGCAGCAATAGGGCATCAAGTCTATGCACGAAAAAACCCCGACAGCAATGTTGATACAGGGCTTTTAGAGCATGTTGGCGCAGGATTTGAAGAGCAAATACCTTATTTTTACGAGATAAAAGAAAAGATTGACGATTTGATTGCGGTAAAAAATGGCGCTATGACAGTTGACGAAATAGCGACAAAGTACGGCAAAGATGCGCTAAATTATTCAGCTGATTTATTGGATAAATAAATGGCATTTGGTCAAGGGTTAATAACCCTACCCACAATTACAGGGAGTCATTCAGATTTTCCTGTACTGCTAACTAACGGTTGCTTTGCGGCTAATGCGATTGACGGTGGAGTTTTGTCGCTTGCTAACGGCGGTGGCTCAGCTAGATTTTACACTGACGACACAAAAGCAACTCGTTTAGCGTGTGAGATAGTTGAATTTGTCGTGGGTGGTAGTCCGTCAATTCAAGCCTGGGTAAAAATACCCAGTGCTTTTACGGGGGCGACTATTTATGTAGAAGAAGATTCCGTTGAAACTTCACAACCAGCCGTTAGCGCTGCTTACGGCCGCAATGCGGTTTGGGATGATTATGAGTTGGTGTTACATGGGGCGTTAACTGACTCAACAGGCAATCACGGCACACTTTCAGCAGTCGGCAGTCCGTCAATAATAACAGGCGCACCAACAGGCCCAGCCATAAGATTTAGCTCATCCTCAGATTATTTACATACTAACTTAACATCATTAACATCAAATGATGACTTTACCGTTTCACTTTGGGTAGCTGAGCATGGTGGCGGTGATGCTACTTTGTTCGGTATAGCCGATACATCATCACCTTACGGTAATTTCTCTATAAAATGGGATAAGGATGTATCAGTTGATAGAGTTGACATGTTTACTTTTGCTAGATCTGTGTCAGCATCAAACGAAAGTCTAGGACAGCAAACAGGCCCAGCCCAAGGCGATTATGTATTTACATCGGTGTCGGTTGATAGTTCGACTGGCACGACAGGCTATATAAAGTCAAGTTTCGGCACGACAATAGGGACAACAAACTCACGCATAAACCTTCCTACCGCATCTTTAGATAGAATTTCATTAAATAGATTAATGGATAGTTCGCCTGAAACAGGCGGCTCCCATGATATAGCTGAGGCAAAGGTAAGGTATGGGGCAGTTAGCGCTGATTGGTTGACGGCAGAATACGAAAACCAAAGCAGCCCAGGTACATGGGCTAGTATGGGTGCATGGACTGAGCAAAGCGGGGGCGGCTCTGATACCACAATCGCTGTGACATCAGCGCAGCAATTAACTCAAGCTCAGCTTTTATCACCGAACCAGTTAAATAATATTAACGTTATTGTGGCTGAATCGCTAGCAAGTGCGCAGTTAATCAATATCGCATCAACACTAAGTGTAGCAGCTGTTAACGCTGAGCAAAAAACCCAAGGCAATATTGCCGCCATAGCGACTATTAATCAATTAACCACTGTTATTACTGAACAAAAAGCGCAAAGCGCGTTAGTTGCTAGTGATAATAACCAGCTGATTAGCGCAGTACAGGCTCAGCAATTAACCCAATCATTGCAAATTAGCGTAACAAGCGACGGCGCTCAAGATGTAAATGTAGTTATTACGGAGCAAAAAACGCAAACCCAAGCATTAATAGTCAGTGAATTATCAAACATAAAATTGGTTATTTGCGAGCAAATAGCACAATCAATCAATAGTGCAGTAGTTGTTGATTCATCGGTAAATGCTATTACAGCTGAACAGCTAGCTAATGCCGTTACAGTCACGGTTGATGAAAGTAGCGGTTTATTCGTTACTGTTGTGCAAACAGAGCAATTAGCGCATGCCAGTACGGTTAATAGTCAAGTTAACGCGCTGGTGGGTGCCGTTGTTTTAGAGCAGCTAACACAATACAACACGCAGCAAATAGATATAGATTTAACAATATCGCCAGTCGTTGCACAGCAATTAACACAAGCCGAACTCGTTAATATTATCGTATCCAATATTGCTTATGAGCTAAATGTCGACATAGACCAGGTTACGCTGGAAATGCTAACGCCCACCTATCACATAGAGTTATTAACCCCAATTTACATAATCGACCAACTACATTAAGAGGTAATATAAATGAATTTTTCAAGCTACAACTTTAAACTAAACGGTGCTCAACATTTAAAAACCAACGCTACCACATTAGCATTAGCGCTTAACGTACTCAAAGCAGATACATACGCCCAAGCATCAGCAAAAGTAATCGCTAGCGCGGCAATGACTGGTGCTGACGTAGCATTAACCCCGTCAGGTGACGACTTAGAGATAACCGTTAACGGCAAATCAATCGACCCTACAGCCACAGCTTCGGCTGGTGATGATTTAGTGGTGTTGATTTTAGACAGCGTAAACAGTGAAGTTATTATTTGCCAAGACGCAACCGACAGAGCTGTGACTAACGAGGCAGGCGATATGGTTACTATCCCGGCGTTACAGACATTCGTGCGCGAATTAAGCCAGGTGTAACATGACGCATCTATTTAAGTTCCCGAAAAACCGCGCTAACGTTGAGCTATTTAGAATAAACGTTAGGGATAAAGTTAATGGCGACTATGTAATAGATCCAGACACGTTAACAAAGATAGAGTTAGTCTTCTTTGGCGAAGTAGATGTAGTCATTTCATCAAGCACTGGAGAAATAACATGGCAAGGTAACGTTATTCAAATCAAGCCATCAGAGGCCAATAGGTCATTATTGCTAGCTAGATGTGATTCAGAGTTGATTGTATATAAAAACGACGACAAGACATCTATATCAATCGGACAAGTTCTATCGTTTGAATCGGCGTAACCACTAACAGCCAACACAAACAAAAAGCACTTAAATTACCTTAAGTGCTTTTCTTATTTTAAAATCAGTTTTAATATACACAACAAATAGTTTTCGCAGCTCCATCACAAAGTTTTCGCGCTCGGCGGCATATATGTATAGAAAAAACGATTATCTATACATATATGCCAACCGTTGCATTATTCGCAACAGTTAGGTAATATTACGTGGCTGTCCTGAGCAGGTTTTTTATCATTTGCCAAAATGAAATTAAACCAACTTCTGTTTAGCTTGGTAACCTAAAACGAAGTAAAACAAATAAAAAAGCCGCCCCCTGTAAGGCGGTTTTTTTATGCCTGAAAATCGGTGCCAGATCGGTGCCAAACACCACACTGTAAAACGCAACAGTATGTATAAACGATCAAGCTGATCATACGATCAGTTTTGTATGCTTTATCCCTTTAAAAATGAATCGGTGCCAGATCGGTGCCAGATTAAATGTAGTTATAGCGTAGTTGTAGCGCGTTTAAATAGAAAAAACCCAGTAAAAACAAGCGCTTTTACTGGGTTTGTGTGGTGGAGCGGGGGGGAATCGAACCCCCGTCCAAAAAACCTACATCCTCGGTACTACATGCTTAGTCGATTATTTGTTTAACCAATTAGACGCCAATCGACAGGCTTCGTCATGGTGAGCTTAATACTATTTCGCGGTTCAGCCTTAAGCGTGCTTCCCTCGCTATCCTATTTGGGGTGACCATCGATCCTCTAAACAATAGGAGAATTTTTGAGGCGATGGCTAGCCTAAGCGGCTAGTGCGAACGTTTCGTCGTTTGCAATTATAGTTTTGCGGCTTTTTACGAGGCCAACCGCCCCTCGGCATGCACCTTGGGTTTCGTGAATCTTGTCGAATCCTAGATCCGCCCCAAAGTTTAACTTTTTTATTATAGACTAAATCAGTCTATAAAACGCATTGTACAACGCTTTATTTAAATAGACAACGTGGTATTTTTTAACCAACTATCTATCTAAGTTTTTATTTTTCATTAAACGACCTTTATCAACCGCCCATTCACGATCTTTAATATCGGCACGCTTGTCGTGATCTTTCTTACCTTTACCAAGATAAAACTCAAGTTTTACCCAACATGCCTTCCAATACATTGCGGTTGCAATGAGTGAATAGCCATCTCGGTCAACGGCAAACATGAGTTGGTCAAGTTCACGACGGTTTAATAACAGTTTTCGAGCACGGTTAGGATCACACACCACATGGCTTGAGGCTGCATTTAGCGGCATAATTTCTGCGCCTACTAAAAATGCCTCACGGTCTTTAACAAAGACGTAGCAGTCTGAGATGTTAGCTTTACCACTGCGTATACTTTTTATTTCCCAACCTTGTAAACTCATACCCGCTTCATATTTATCGGTTAAGTTATAGTTGTGACGCGCTTTTTTATTCAGTGCGATTGTATTACTGCTTGATGATTTTTTTTTCTTTGCCATTATATTTCCATTCTGTTTACTACCAAAAATAGCAATCTCCAACAT